GAATGTCTTTAGTGATTAGAGATTTAGAGTAATATCTAGCAGTTACTTCGAGATCGAAAGAGAATCTTTCTTTATCGAGAGGGTTTACATATACGTCAATTCCTATAGTTTTTGTGTATTCTAAATTGGTAGAACTATTTGAAGATTGTAAGCCAGCAATATTACCAAGACCTGCAGAACCAGTACCGAAATAATCTGTCATACGATATTGGAATGTTATAGGGATAGTTAAAGCATTAGCATTTCCAAATTGTACATCTTTATATGAAATAGCATCTGAACCATTAACAATCAAATCTGTATGAGAATTTGGATTGACGAATAGGTAAGCACCTACGGATGCAGGACCTATCAAGAATTGATCGGACGAAGAGAAACCAATCTTTCCGTAAGAATCAGAAGTAGCGCCAGTGTTTCTGAAAAATAAACCGGTTTGTATATTTGATCCCGTAGAACCTTTCGAGATATTAGAAAGAATAGAATTTCTAACATATCCAGAAACAACTGTAGATATAGTAGTTGTTGCACCAGCACCTTCAGTTATCCAAGAAGGGATATCCGGGTGATCAGTGTGTATGAATATCTGAGAATTGAATGTGTTAGTTACGAATGTAGAACCTGCTGGAATCACATTAGTTGGAGATACACCACCTCTCCAGATAAAATCGGATGATGAAGAAGGTCCAGTGTAAGACGTTAATAAATTCACTGTAGCTAGATATTCAATTTCAGAGAGTGTATTAGCAGTAGAACCAGTGAAAGTAGAACCAACTATGTATTGTCTAGAATTTTGAATTCCGTATGTTGCTCCTGCTGCAGTATTGCTATATAAGTTTCTAGTTCCATCTACCGAAGTGTATCTAGAATTAATAAATTGACCTGTAACTTGAGACGATTGCTGTGGTGTAGTTCTAATGAATCCATAAGTTGCAATATCATTTGAATCAGGGTTTGACAATCCTAAAGGTACAAAATCATATCTTCTTAACCTATTATAATCAGTATCATTCAGATTATAATTGGTACCCGAAGCCCAAGAAGAATTTATTTTCGTATATTTTGAACCGTAGAATCTAGAGTATAACTCTAATACTGAGGCAGCATCATTGCTAATTTTAATGAAGTAATTCTTAGTAATGATTACACCCTTCTTAATCGGAAGAGATGAGACTTGATCTCTATAATTACCTGCAAAAATACGTATAGTTGAGTTATTTTCAACTGTATATTCTTGACCTTGGTCATCGACAATTCGGATAGAAATACTTCCTTTTGCATTTGCAATAAGAGCTCTAATATTAGCTAATTCAGAATCCATTGCAGTTAACTTATCGAAAAGATTGATAATGTTATTTTCTGGAGTTAAGAATCCAGAAGCAACATGTACAGCATCTGTGGTATAAAAATCACCATTTTGAGATATCGTATAGTTAGATACCTTATCAAGACTCATAACTACTAATTCTGCTTGAAGTTCTACTTTTATTTGTTCTTTCTTAGCTTGTTCAACGATAGAATTAGCATCAGGGATAGATTCAAATTTAGCTGGAAAATCGACCTTAACAATTTCAGACCAAGTTGATTCAAGGGGAGTAACCGGCCAACCTGCTTCAGAAAGAGATTTTATACGGAATTCAACACCTTCACCTTGTTGGATTGGGATATCAATTTGATTAATATTTACTACGTCTGCATTTTCAACATCATCCACGGCCCAATTTGCAATACCTGTAGCAGGATCTATTTGACGAGCTCTAATTTCAGATTTATATTCAACCCAAGATGCGAATGTACCTCGTCTTTGTTGTCCGTCATTATCAACGAAGCCGATTTGTTGAGGTTGATTAGCTGAGCCATCTTTCTTAACATAACGATATTGAATAATGAATTGAACAACTTCTTGAGGTTTTGTTCTATCTGATGTTTTTGCATCTGGGATAGGAAAGAAACCTCTAAGTCTATATTTAGGTGTTAGATTTTCAACTGATTCCGAAGCAGCAATCTTATTGATATCGTCTATAATAGAAGCATATAATGAAGATTGTCTTCCTCTTTCATCGATTAACTTAGACAATTGATTGTTATCTGTGTCTTGTAGCTTTTGTGATGAGTATCTAGTAGTTTGTATTTTTGTACGTATTTCGGAAATAGCTTTATCTGATGCAGATACTTGTGATTGTACACGAAGCTTATCTGCTTGCAATTTTTGTAGATTAGATAGAGAACCTGATGATGTTAAATGTTCATTAATTTGAAGAACTTCAAAGTTAGCTGGATTTAAAACTGGAGCATCTGGAACGATACCAAATATCGATGGTGGCGTTTTATCTTTTACTGATGAGTAAAGGAATGCACCGAAGTCAACTACTTCATTTTGATAGAACGTAGCAAGAGATGTCGTTGATCCGTTACTAGGATCTACGATTTTTAAATTATTTGTATATAGACCTACACCAGGAGACCAATTTACTGATTGTATTCTAGAATCAGGATCGATAGGTTTTACGAAAATTACACAATATTCATTGAAACCGATATTTACTTCTGCATTAACTTCAGCTTTTTCTTCACCGTAAAATGAAAGAACGTTTTTTCCGATTTTGATTGCATCAAAACCTTCAACTAATTCAACTGATACCGTTCTAGTAGAAGCTTCAACATCAAGGATTCGATATCTTGTGTTTTGTCTTTGACTATTAACAACTAGAGAATCTCCAATTTTAAGTGAAGAAGTTCCTAAATATCTTGATTGATTATCGTTATATGATAGCTTATCTAATTGTACTCGAAGAACTCTTTTTTGAACAGTAGCATTATTTACTGTAGAAGTGAGAGTATCATCGAAAACATTAGTAACTGTAAAGTCTCCGAAGTATCTTAAAGTTCTCGCAGGCATATCGATCATTTCTCTATCTAAGAAATATGTTATACCGTTATCAAGAAGTACTTGTACGAAGTCTTGATAAACTATATCTGATTTACCTGAGAATCTATCATTGAAGATTCTTACCTTTTCTGCACTATCAAGATTTAGGATGTAACGAGCTACTTCAATTTTTTCAGTTTCATATTTGATCTGATTTGATAAATTGAAGGAAACATAGAGTAGAGGATTCATGAAAGATTCAAAGAACCAGTTTTCTCTTTTATTGAATGTCGTAGGAGCAGGCATTTGTTTAATGTCAGCTGCTTCTTTTTGTAAAGACGATACTAGAATTTTTCTAAAAGTTCCATCTGAAAGTTGAATAGAAGATGTTGTATCTCCTACTCCAGATAAACTTTTAATATCTTGTTCCATTCTTACGAGCTGATTCTTTAGTGCTCCATATGAAGGGACGTATACTTTTTGAATTACTCCATTTCCGTCCATAACATCAACTTCAACAGTATCGGCATTGGATGAAACTACGTCAGAGAGTTTCGTAATTATTTGATAACCATTGTTTTGTAGCTTCAACATATTGTTGAGCAAAGTAGTTAATGAGTATTTAGTTTGCATCTTATCTTATTATGTCTATGTTAAATGTGTAAATGTTCTCGTCTGTACAGATAATTTCTAATATTGGACGAGAAGACATTATCATACCTGGAGTTATTGAACCTATTATCTTACCGAAAATTCCTTGTCCAAATTTGTTCGTAGAATCGGTTTTAATATATATCGTGTAGCCATTTAGGTCTATTTCATCTGCAAATACAAATCTAAATGTTTGTCCTTTTTTCCAAGCTACTGGATTGTCATCGATGTTAATTGTTAGATTATCATCAAATACTTCTACACCAGTTTGTGTATCAATATTAGTATGACCTGTACTAACCTGTCTGAAGTAATTAGCATATTTTCCTAAAGTGATAACGTTATTATTGTTAGGGTCGTTAGGATTTATTCCATTTCCAGCTATACTTACCAAGGATCTTTGTGGGTTCGATAAAATTGCAGAATTTGAACAAACAGCAAAGTTATTGTAAACTTGATTTTTGTTTAGAACTGTAACTTGATTCGGTACAGATCTATCTAACATAATTCCATCACCTTGTTGTAAGACGTTGGTATTGTAAGTCAAATTAACTGAAAGATTTCCAGATAGAATTTGATTAATATTGTCTGCATTAACGTTAATTAAGTCGATCAGTGTTGTACTAGAAGCGAATGCTAATTTAGCATTATTTAAACTCGTTTCTAAGTCAGATAACCTTTGAGCAATATCTGTTAATTGCTGTTGTGTGAATGTGAAGTTTTCTAGAGTTTGTATTCTCTGTTTTAGATCGATGATATCTAACTCAGTGTCCATGAACATTGCAGCTGCTTCTTGCATTCTAGTAGAAGCATCGATAAACAAGTCCATTGAGAATGTGTTATAATCATTGATGATTGTTTCGACTCCTGAATTTGCAACAGTTGAATCGAATTTAATATCGATCTTTAAACTATAACCATTACCGTTAAGTTTAGTTACTTTATTCGGTTTAAATTTATCAAATCTCTTAAGATAAGAATTACCTGCAGGTGCATTAACATAATCGTCTAAAATTAATATCCCATACAGATTTGTAGCTTTTTCACCAGAATTTGAAGCTGAATAAGTATCGTAATAAACTAAGGCAGCATTAAATGTAAAGTCAGATGCAGCATCAGTAGCATTAAATTCAGTTAATGACGATATCGTACCATCATTAAGAATTGGTGCATAAGAGTTTTCATCAAAATCTAATATTGCTCCATCCATTCTAGAAATTAGAACTGGCTTAGATGCACTTGAACTTGGCAATTGAGCATTACCTAACCAATTAGTGATTGCACCAAATATTGAATTTGATTGATAATCGTTATTTGTATCATAATCATAGTATGCTAATAAACTCATACCACTTGGATGTATAGATCCAGAATCTCTACCAGCAATATAAGGGTTACCGTTAGTCCAAACTCTTCCAGGGCTATAATTTGGATCTTGAAAAGTTTTCCAAAGAACCAGAGGAGTATTTCCGTGCTGAGTAGGAATATTGATATAAACTTCTGAGTATGCATGTCCACCTCTAGAAACATTATTTACTACATCAATGTCACCAATATATTGAACGACTCTTTTATAATATTGTGTAGGATCTTCTTCTGTATAACGATTTCCTGGGTATGCTTCAGCAGCTGTTGCATTTCTAAAACGAATAGCATTTATTTGTGCCATCCATTTCCAAAATATACGTTCGGAAACTGTATGTAATTGAGTTGGATCGTAAGCTTGTGCAAGAGTATTCGTACCTTGAAGAATCTCTTCTTCAAAGTTTAGCACATAATTTTGAAATGATTGAGCAAGATTTACATTATTGTCAGATAGTAAAGAAGGTACAGAAGATACTCCTCCACCTAATTCAGCACCTAATGCTTCCCATACGATATAGTTTTCTTTATTTCCAGTAGGAGTAGCAACATCAGGTATGTTAAGCAAAGCAAACTTAGAAAAAACAAATCTAGCATCATCATCGGTAAAAGTCTTTTGAATGTCTTTTACTGCAGATGAAAATGTATAGAAAGTCCCACCTTGTACTCTAAGAGGATTTATTAGCGGTGTTGCCATTTAATGATTTTGTTTTATTATAGAGTTGTAGCTCCAGTTGCAGATATCTTATACCAAGTACCAGTAGTACCAATTCCACTTGATGTTCCTACGCAATAAGCTAGAACGTTTTGTGCAGTATCATATACAATAGAACCGAGTTCAGGGTTTTGAATTGATTGAATACTAGATGTAGTAGCACGAGGTAAAGCTACATAACCAACAGAACCTGGAGCAGTTCCACCAGTTGCAGCAGAAGCACCAGCCAAATCTAGAACAAAAATGTTAGAAGAAGTACCAGTAGGCTTAGAGACTTTTTTAATCTTAACGTTAGTACCAGATCCAAATTCGATAGCACCACCTAAAATTAAATTCCCTAAAGGAATATTAATGCTTCCAGATGTTACTGTAATTCCTGAACTTCCTGTTACAGTTAAATTTTCAGTGTTAATGTTGCTATTTGAACCATAGCCGGTATTGTCAAATAAACCAGTAGCAATATCGATTATCGATAACAATGAATTCATAGCTGCGCTAATCGTAGAGAAGTTATCGTTAATCGTGATTCTTGTGGCTGCAATTGAGTCAGTACCATTCAGTGTAGTTAATGTGATTGCCATTTTTTAGACGATTTTTATTATTTCGGATTTTTTAATTGTATTCTTGTTTCCGTTCGAATCAGTGATAGTTAAACTTAAAGAATAGCTACCTTTTTGATTAAACATATACGAGAAGTATTGATTATTATAGTATATATTCGAGAAGGCTGGGTCCCCTTCTTTCTCAAGAAACCATTCGGATTGAGTCTTTCCGACTATTTTAGAATTGTCATAAGTGAAATTCATTGTAGTCAGAAGAGGGAATTTATCAGCATATTTAGCGATTCTCAAATTATCCCATGTAGGATTTTTGATTAGAGATCTACCATAGCTAGTAATTTTCATTCCAGATGAACAAGTTGCACCGATCGATTGTGGTTCAACGAATGCTTTTGCTACTCCTTGAACTTTAACGTCAGTCATAGAAGTAGGACCAGTTCCACCAGACCAACCAGAAGAACCATAGACCATATTATAAATGAAGTCACCGATTACTGGCAATGCTTGAGCAGAAGGACCATTTAACTCATTACATAAACTATGTAAAGTTGTAGCACCTGTAGTATATGTATATGATGCGATGTTATTTGTAACGTTTCCTGTCAAATAAGATATTGTAAATGAATTTGAAGTTCCGCTGATGTATGGAATTTCAAAATGTGTAGGAATATCCCCTAAATAACCAAAATAAACTGTTTCATATGACTTAAAGTCTCCTGTGAATTCATCGGAATATCCGATTCTATGTCTTCCTGTTTTATCTGGAACTTTAGACGCAGCTTTAATATAAGGCACTAGACTATAATTAGAATCATATTTTTCGTTATAGTAATAGATGAAGTCGGAGAATATTGGATTGTCGACTTCATTAATCGTATTGAGTGCTTCGAAAGTAGCTAATGCTCGTAATTTTGTATCATTAGGTGCAGTCCCTAGAGGAAGATTGATTACCAATGCGTCCATTTCATAATTTGTTAGAGCAAAATCAGTTCCATCGTGTATGAATACTTTTTGTAAAGATTTAACGAACATCAAATCTCCACCTGTAAAACCTACACCAGTGGAAGTGGCACCGGTCCAGCCCGTAGGACCTAAAGTGTAGAATGGCGTGTAAGAAGTTAGAAGATGAGCGTTGTTTGCTCTAGCCATAAATATGATTCCGTCTCCTGCAGTCGAACCATTAGGCTCATTGAAAGATTCTATAGACCATTCAGTTATTCTCGTTCCTGTGTTATCCCACCATAAATGATAAGCATCATCCCATGTTGCGATATCATCGATCAAATCGAAAGTGTATGCATATCTATCAACCAATGGGTTATCTATCGGATTTATCATTGTTTGATAGAATTCAATAGAATCTAAAGAATTGCCTGTAATTTCAGCCATCTCTATTGCTTCATTAGGGTGAAGTGGTAATTCCCAAGTGGATGTATATTCATCCCAAGTCATCAATTCTGGAGGAGTACCTAAAGGAGGATTTGGAACTAGATAGTTTCTTTGAACCTCATATTTAGGAGTGTTTATTGCATATTCTAGTTCTCTCTTCGTATACCATCCAATAAAGTCACCTTCAGCCATTTTAACCTCAATTATATCTTCATCTATTAAGAAAGATTGAGTATTGTACAAGTCCCATAAACGGAGTTCTACGTTATATTTTCCGACATAAGGAAGATACAATCCTAGTTCGTTAATTTCTGGAATCGGTCTTTGTCCTGTGTCATATCTATATGCAGGAGTTTCATCTGCATCTTTCCATACAATCCATTGCATTTCTACGTGATTATAGAAACCTAAATTTTCCCATGTGTATGTGAATTGATTTGGATAATTAGACGGAAATGAAGCAACTGGAACTTGAACAGGATTACTAAAAGTTGTCCAACCTGCTGATCCACCGGCAATCGTAAATGAATTCGCAAATTGAGAATAGAGGGTAGAAAAAGTTGTACCTACCGCATCTATTTGATTGTACGTTGCATTAGCGTTATCCCACGTGATGTCAAATGTCTTGTTTTTAAGTACTATTGGATAACCAATTGGGATGTCAGGAGCATCATTCAGATTACTCACTTCGACATTAAAGTTATTGAAATACCCAACGAATGCTTCTGTGAAGAAACTCAAAGGAGCACCATCTAACCAAAATCCACCTGGATTTGGATCTATGTCGTAGATCGTTTGGTTGCTAGGATATATCAAAGTAGGAGCAAATGGAGCAGTTGAAGTGGAAGTAAAAACGAAATTTATGTTATCTACTAACAGTCCAGAGCTTTTTTCTACAATCCTAACAGTATTATTATTTGATTCGACGTAAGCAGTGTATCGATCATAAACGTAAGTATATCCAGAATTTCCAGTTGCAGGATCGTACACATATGAACCAGAAGGATCGTTTATCATACTAACAATCTGATCACATATTTGTCTAATCGTCCAATCTGTTCTAGTTTCATCTAATTGCCAATCATACGTGATTGTAGCATGAGTTGTTGGTGGTAAAGGTGAGGATTGAACGAAACTTATATCCAATTGTACTTTCTGTCCTCTACCTACATAAATATCACTATCTATCAATCCTTGATAAACTCTATAAGCAGTAAAACTAGAAGGACCCATATCAGGTCCAATCTTAGCCCCAAATTGTAATAGAGGGCGAAGATCTTTTAGATATCCAGATTTGCTAGGGTAAACTTCATACGAAGGTTTTATTCCTAATGAGATAGCATCTATACGATTTTGTGAAACTACCGAATTAATTTTGTATGTTGCAAAGAAAACAGCTTCTCCTATAATATCAACAATTTTAGCATTAAGTGGAAGATAGTATTGAATTAATTTTCTCTTAAGAGCGAATAGTTTAATTAGAACTTCTTCAGGTGTAAATGTAAAAACTTCTTGTGTGATAGGTGTTCCACTCGTATCAAATTGATCAGTGACTACGTTTATATCGTAGAATAAACCAAACATGTTCGTCTTCTTATAGATTTTACTCGGTATAAGTTTTGATATTTGAGGATCCGGTGTAGTAGAGAAGATGTCAATAATATCGGTTTGACGATATTTTCCAAAATTCGGTGAAGCTTGATCGACGTTCTTCCAATATTCTTTCATATACACATTCTGATATCCGTAGAATTTTAGAACATTAATAAGTGCTTTGTAAGATCCCATATAAGGGAAAATATTAGAATACTCTAAAAGTAATTCTTTTCGTTTTCTATTGATAAGTGTCCAATCTGGATTTTCTTCTTTAACATCAGATGCATCAAAAATTATAGAATCCGAAGGCAAAATATCATTACCCATTGACATTAATAGAGCTCTTAGTCTTTCGTCTTCCGTTTCACCTTCACCGTAGAATGTTATTTCTGCTATAATTTGTGAATCTTCGTTTTCTATATATAGAATTGATTTATATGAGTCTTCTCCGGTAGGACCGAACGAAACATTAATCTGTAATGATGAATGATTAATTACGGAACTTTCCTTGATATTCGGAAAAGTGAATGTAGGACCAGCTACTGTTTGTGTTAAGTCAACATCAATATTAAATTCCTGTTCATAGAAAATAGTAAGATCCGTTGATGATACATCGAATAGTGCTATCTGAGGAATAGGATTTACAATATCAAAATAAGCTTTAAATTTAGGAGAAGTTAAAGATAGATTATTTGAATGTGGATATGCAAAAGTTTTTTGCTGTTGAGTCGTATCGAATATCTCTTCTAATATGTAGATTTGCTCAGTTTCAAATAGTCCTTCAGAGACAGTTTGCATGTCAATACGACCAATCCACTTGTCGTTAGATTCGTCGTAATTGAAATTACAGTATTCTCCTCGTTTATTGAAGAATCTTAAGTATTGATAGTTATTCATTATTGATTATATCTTCTATCGTTTTTATCGATCGTGTAATTGTAGAAAAATTGAATTTTCTTAACTGTATCCAGAAGTTCAATGAACATCGGATCAATCATTTTTAGGAATGTAGACAATCTAGGGTTACCGTACATTGATGGAGATAACCATTTGTCTATAAGACCGTTAGTAGCATAATCAAAACCCATCGAGATTCTCTTTTCCGAGCTTTGAAGCATTTTGTTATATATCGAGTCTTTATACATTACTTAAGGGATTCTTTATTTGAGTTCATTATCTTAACCGAAAGAGTTTCACGGATAACATCTTTAATGACTAGATTAACAGAACAGTATTGATTCAAGTTAATTCCGTCTTCGTAATAATTTCCAAATCTATCATAGAATCCACCACGGATAACAGGCATTTCATTCAATCCAATTTGAATATCTCCAAAATCGTCAAGACCTAAATTTGGATCGTCACCTGGAGTTAGATTAATTTGATTCTGTGTAACCACAGTTATTCCTCTAACTCTATCGATAGTGTTAACGTTTTGTATGTAGAATCCATCGATGATAGCTCTTTCATTTTTCTCAGAAACGAAAGATATGTTAACCGAGTCAACTCCTTTAATACCTTCGATCATTGCAATGATATCAGATTTTGGAATTTTATCTCTTCTATTAACTTTCAATAAATATTCTGAAACCTTATTGATGATTTCGTTTTTCAATGTAGGTTGATCGATAGTATCATAAATTCTCAAATAGATGTTAAGAGCATATTTAGTTAATATTGGATCGATAACTTGTAATTCTGTAGATATGATTTGTTTTCCACTCATATCAATAAAGTCGATTAAAGCATTTTTCTCTTCTTCATCCAAATAGAAATTAGTCAGTGGTGTTGTGTAATAATCTGTGTTCTGAGACAATCTTCTAGAAATATCTGGAATCAAGAACAGATAAACGACATTATCATCTGCAATATAATCATCATCACGTGTAGTATAAGCATTAACATATGAGTAATTGAATCTAGATAAGAAATTGATATAATTGTCAGGGTTTGCTAGTACATATGATCTACTAGTTTTAGGTGCAATAAGTTTAGTCAATTCAGGTGATTCACCGTCAGCTCCAAGAAGAACAGATTTTTCGATATATATGTCGAAAACGTTATTTAAGTCAACCTCTTCACCAGTATTTGCGAATCCGGATTCAAGGAATTTGAATTCGATTGAAGATGATTTCGAGAATATATTTCCTTGGAATCCGTCAGACTTAACGTATGTTACCGATATTGCAGCTCCTAGTGGAGGAATAACTCCATAATCTTCGTTTCCAAAGTATAAGTCGATTCCACCAGAAATTCCAGTCTTAACCATACAAAGCTTTTGTCCTTTAGGCATATCATAAAGTGAATCAACTACTTCATAATTTTCTCCATTAACAGTAACATAAACCATTTCATTTTCGATAGATCCTTTAGACATCAAAGTGAATGATTGTAGCTCTTTTCCTGTACCAGTAACAACTTGAGTTTCTAACTCTCCTTGTACGATTTTAATCGGAAAAACGTCTTTACTTTTTAAGTCAATTCTTAAACTTCCGTTATAGTTTCCTAATTGAACGAAATATTTTTTGTTATTGTTAGTACATGAGATTTTAGTTTGATCTAAAAGAAGTAAGTATGTAGCATTAATTGGAAGATCTGCTCCAGCTTTTATCTTTAAGTTCAATGTACCTTGTGCAGAAAGAGCTCTAGTAGGATTGTGACCTGTTAGTCTAGCCCATCCATAGATAGATCTTTGTTTTGTAGCCGTGTAGATGTTTAATTCTACTAATGAATCTTCAATATAGAAGAACATCATCTGAGCAAACTCTTGAATAACTGCAAGAATTTGTCCGTAAGGAGATGACTTCGCAAATACTGAATATGATTGCGAATATGTGTCAATCAACCAATCTCTAACCGCTACTTGGATTTGATTAAACGATATTTTACTTGGGTCTAGAAATTTCATTTTTAGATTTACTTTTATGGTGCTACTGCGTAACCAGCAACTTTTGTTCCGTCGATTAAGATATCAACGATTATCGTATCCCATACTTCACCTTTCAAGAAACTAACTTGAATATCGTAAGGAATACTTCCGAATTCGTCAAAGTTAACATACTTGATTACTTGATTTATGATATCTTGCTTAATTACACCAGCACCTGTAGTGGTAGTCCATAGATAAGAATCTAAAGACACTCCGAAGTCAGGATCTCCAAGAAGAGAACCTTTAGGTGTTGTGAGAATCATTTCTAACTGTTGCAAGAAATTCTCCAAGGAATCAATTACCTCTATCTCCGTTGGATCGTAATAAGGATATGATTGTAACTTGAAATATATGTCGATTGCCATGGTCTTTATTATTTATTCGGAATTAAGATCCTCCAGATGTAAAGAAGAAGTCCATTCCTTCGTCTGCTTTAATCTCTTCTTCAATTTTTTGTACTTCGTCTTGACCTTCAGAACGAATCAAATCGTAATTGATTTGAATGTTTCCTGGCAAATTAAAATTGAATGTACCTAAAATACGAGAAAGCTGAATTTTACATTTAGCTACTACGTATCTGTAGAATACTTCATCGTTCATTAAATGTTCTAGTGGAACTTTAACATAACACATTGCAACGCAATCTCTATCTGGAGTTTCACCTGCAATAAATAGTCTATGTGAGTTACGATTATAATTGAAACTTACGGTATGATTGATTACATGAGATGCAACATCTAACCAATAAAGATTTAAAACGTAGTACATTAAGTTTTCTGTACCTTGACCAATAGAAACTGAGTCAGATAAGAATAAACGTTCAATACCAAAATCGGCAGTACCGTCAAATGACATTGATCTAGCAAAGTCTTCTTTAAGTTTCTTTAAACCCCAAATCGAAAATACACAGTCTGGCATAGTTACCGTTCTGTCTCTTTTAAATTGATCAGTTTTGAAAAAATTCGTAGAGATGAAATAATATCTTTCTTCTACTGCATCTTCATATTTCTTATAGAACCAATCCGCTGAATACTTGATGATACGTTGAATCTCTGATACAGGAACTGTGAAAGGCAATGCACAAGCAACGCTCAATTCTTGTTGAATTGTAGCGATAAATTCGTCTTGTGTCATTCCTAATCCGCCTGGTGTGCAATTATCAATTGTTGGCATTATAGTTGATTAAATTTTTTTGTCGGTATGATGATCTGATCACCTGCAACAACATAACCAGTTTTAAGTGGCTGGTATTGTATAACCGTTGTTTCCGGGGAGATGTCAGCAAATAAACCAACCTTTCCTTTTTTGAAGATTCCACCTTCCATTTTACCGTTTAGAACTCCACCAATACCGTCAATTTCTGAATTGATTATTTCAGTTGTTCTATTAGCAAAAGAATCATAAAGATTACATCTTTTTGCTTGTGTATGTAAGAATAAGTTGCATTGATTTAATATTGCATCTTGAATCTCACAATCAAAAAAGTCACATTTAGTAAATGTTCCGTAAAGGATTTTACATTTGATGAATTCGACACCAGCTATATTTCTACATGAGACATCAGCTTCTTTGATTTGGAATACTGACAATGTTGTGTCATAATTCAATTCAAATCCACCTTTAATTGTCATATTCGATACTATATCATAAATACGATCTCTTAAAATGCTATAATAAGATTCGAGAACTTTTGGTGCATTAACCAAATCTATCGTAAATTCTATCTTAGGGAAATTCTGTTTGAATACTGCATAGTCATAATAAGCATCTCGAATTTTCTTTCTAGTTAAGACAGCTTTTTCGAATGTGATTAAATTGTCTTTTGAGAATCCTCGATTAATTGTACAATCCCAAGCAGTTACACAAAATTGATTAAGTATTGATAGGATGTCTTCTACTTTTTTATCATAACCAGCTCCACCGATATATTGCATTCTCAAATAACCTTCATTAAGAGTTTCAAAATTGATACCACTATTTTTTGTAGTTGGCATCGAATAAACTCTAGGGTCTACAGATTCATTCTCTTTAGGAATGAATTTTTGAGTAGGCTCAAACTGAAGGATCGTTTGTGAATTGAATGAATCTTTTCGAGTAGGGAATGCTTTGTAAACTTTCTGTTCGTCAAATTCTAGAATGAATCTTAATTTGTCAATGTTGTCTATCTTAGTAGAAGTGTTAAAAAGTGTGCCTTTAAAAGGACCTTTCTGTTCATCTAAAAATTTCAAATCCAGGAAAAAATTATCATTTCTGCTAGTTGTTCCATTTCTCTCAATCCATTTACATAGATTGATAATGACTAATCTTGCGTCTCTATATAACATAAAAGGAGTCTCCAAATGGTAGATTCCGTCTTCTGTTCTTTTTAGCTGGAAATTATATGATGATGGCTCAGAAACTGAAACTTTAGTCTTCAATTCTTTGCTCAATTCGGAAACTGCCGACCTTGGATTCTTATCTGATTCAAAATCGGCAGTTAAACGAATAAGTGATTTCTCGAATAAAGTTGATAGAGTGTGTGAGTTGAAATTCATTTATACCTTCTTCTTTACTTTATATATTCAAGAAGATTACATAGCAAAATCAACTTTTTTAGATTCTTTATCAATCTTTGTGATTCTTACGTCAATTTCTTGACCTACTTCTAATTCATAATCTTCACTTAAATGTGATTTATGAAGGAGACCTACGATTTTTGGTTCAAGTTCGATGAATACACCGTATCTTACGATTTTCTTAACTTTACCTGTTACCGTAGAAGGAACTTTATATCGAGATTCGATATCATCCCAAGCTGAAGGTTCAATTGTGATAGGTTTTTGTGATAAAACGATTTTGTCGTTATCGATAACTTCTTTAACGAAGAATTTGATTGCGTCACCTGGACGAATCTTTTGATTGTCGAAGTTATCAAGATTCTCAGCGAGAATGTCATTTCTAGAGATAAGACCTGTTAAGCAGCTATTAAACTCGGCAAAGATACCATGACGGCTACATCCAGTAACAAATCCTTCGTATTCAACTCCGGCTTGTAATTCTGAAATAGTTTGTGGTACAAGGGCTTTAAGATATTCTCTATGAGAAACAACGATGTAGTTTTTCTCTTTCGAGTAATTGATTGGCATAACGTAAAGAGATTTTCCGATCAACTCTTCGAAGTTTACCAATTTGTTCATACCGCCAAGTGATCCTGGCATGAAACATTCTACTCCTGCAACATCTACGAAATAACCACCATGGATTAGTTCTTTTACTGTACCTAAGTAAGCAACCGGATTACCGATAGAAGAAAGTAATTCTTCTCGT